GCGTGTGCAATGATAAGAGAGGTAATTTTATTAATATATTCTTGAATTGGCTTTACAAAGCGAACATCGCTCATAGGATAAGGATTTCTATTATGCCTATTCATTAATGGCACAATTGGATACTCATCAATATCAAGAATCATATTTACAATTATTTTTCCACCAATAGAGAGTATTCTTTGAATTCGGTCTACAATGACTTCATTCATTACAATAAAACCTTCTTCTATCATATACTCTTTAGTGACAGGAGTTAATTTTGTTTCTGTGCCAGGGATTGCGCCTTCATGTTCTTTTCCTGGCATTATTTTAGGCTGACCCGTTTGAGGGTCTTGCATCATATGATACACACCACCAGTAGCTTCATAAACTTGCATTAATTCACGAACTGCACTTTGCTCTGTTACAGGCTGAATTCCTTCAGCATTTTCCATTAACATTGCTGGTTCTTGAATAAACTCCTGCATCCCTTTTTCATTCAGGATATTCTCTTCACCAGTTATAGTGTCTAATAAGTGAAAATAGGGAAGTTTAACTTTTTCATATCTATCTATTATTTCATAATGCTTGTAATAATGATCATCTTCCTTAGGTCCAATATCTTGGTCGAGAGTGCCTTCCCTACTTTCACTAGGGTAGCGAATATTTCCTGAAGTAGTTTTCATGTGGGGCAACATCCCCACTGCCCTTGGGTACATTACTTCAATTTGCTCTCCTGTAATTTGCTTTGCTACAATTAGACAAGCAGAGTCACGAGCAAACGTATCTTTTGAATTTGGGTCTATGTATAAATTTAGAGGGTCAATGCTTTTCATTTTTATTTCGCCTCTACCAAAATCAGCCATTCCATCTGAATAAGCTTGTAGTACTCCCATCCCTTTTACATAATAATCATCTATTGCTTGTTTTAACTCTACATTGCCATTTGATATATCCCAGATATAAGCCATTATATCTGAAAAGAGTCTTCCAACTTTAGTATCGGAATCATCTCTACCTGCAGATTGAAACTTTGGTTTGTTTGCAGTTAAAAGTGCTTTTGCTTGTTCTACTGCGGGATAGATAATATTATCTACAATTGGAGATTGAGCGCGTTGCTCTAACGCTTTTTTATGAGAACGCTTCCATTGTTGATTATTGCGGAACTCATCGTCTTCCATAGCTTGAGTTGCCCAATTAGCTCTAGCCTCATGGTAATGGTCTAATAGTTTCTCTGATTTTGTTACTTCTGGGTGGGTTTCGTGCGCCATATTCTAGAAGCGATATTAAATATGGCGGTTTTCTGAAAACTACGAAATTAAGCGGTCTGCCAGTCTAATTTACTTAATAGTTTTCTTCCCTTAGTTATTAGCGTAGCATCTTGATAAGTATGGTATGGTGAGTAAGAACCTTTATTAGCATAATAAAAACCATCAAGTATATCATCGTGTTTGCCTCTAGGAAATAATAACAACTCATCAATAAAGTCTAATTGCTCTTCAAGTATGTGAACTCGTTGTTTTGCAAATAATGGCTGAAGAGATTCTAGTCTATGAGATTTACTTGTTCTTGGGTTTTCTTTAATATTCAGACCTGGGATAAATATTCCTTCATCCTTACTACGTTTAATAACGTACTCCCTTAACATTTCTTGATAACCAACAGATTCTATTCTTGTTTTTTCAGAACGATACAATTTAAAGTTATCTACAATCGCCTCGGCTAGATTTAAGGGGGTAGCGTGTTTTCTGTAGTACGGAAGAGCGTATCTGTTCTCATCTTCATCAATAGCCATATTAAATATCACAGAATAGTCAGCACCTTGCTTTACACTTGAGGCTGGGTCTACTCCTGTAAATACATTAACTGATTTTATTTCATCTACTTTTTTACCATTTTTAGTTAATATATGTAAATAGCTTTTATTTCCTTTACGAAAGAATTTTCCTTTATAATATTGAAAATCTTCTTTTTTAAATAGTTGGTCTTCATCTCCAACGATCTCACACATAAACTCCCTATAAAACACAGAAAGTCTATTAATAGATTCTAATTCTTCTTTTTTCTGTATTAATTTTTTTATACTCCACCATTCCTCCCACAGTGCCTTACCATTATCAATGTCGGGTTTAAAGGTCATATTAAGCCAACCCTTCATTGCTTGAAGCGTTTCTACCAAACATCTTTGATGCTGGGGAGTACCAATAATTATAATTCTACCTTTATTCGGGTCTACTGACGGAACTGCTGATTGTAAGAGCCATCTAAGATTTCCTTCCATTGCTTCTGCAGTTTTAGTATTATTTTCATCTTCAGGGTCATCTACAATAATAAGCGTAGGTCTTTGGTTACCTACTTTAATTCCTCTTAACTGCTGTCCCGTACCTTTACAAATAATCATTGAACCATCTTTAAGTTCAATTTCAGCTTTTGCCCAACTCTTTGCGCTATGACTTCCCCAATAGCCAAATAACGATCTAAAGGGTTCTGAATAATCCATTGTATCCTTTAACAAGCCTAATAACTTAACTGCGTGGTCTTGTGTTCTAGATACAAGCACAATCAGTTTTTTACCTTCCCCAAACATTAAATGATACAAGGGGAATACTCCACCTACAATTGAAGACTTAGCGTGTCCACGAGGTGCGACAATATTTATTTGTTTTTGATTATTATCTACTAACTGCTCTGCAATCTTATAATGAAAGTCAGGAGAGTCAGATGAAAACATCTGAGGCATACACACTTTCCCAAACAAAATCATATCTTGCTTGAGTTTAGCGTATATTGCTTTTTTTTCTTTAGTAATCTGTGCCAATTAAGTAATCTGTCTTATCTTCGTACACAATTAGGTTCATATCTGATGCTACAGTCTTCATTACTTGCATAAAGGACTCTAATTGCTCTTCATTTTCCGTTTTTGTTACAATAACACAGTGTTTTTTAACTTTGTCTTCCATTTTCCGTCAGTTCCTTTGTTTGCGACATTTTTAGACTCTTTTTTTCTTCTTTTGCAATCTGATCTAGTATCTTACTAGTCATATCAATCTGTACTGTATCTGTCTGCATACTCTTTTTAGGCAACATATCTAGTATTCTTACGAATTGTTCTGCACCACGAAGCATATTGGATGGGTCAGCATTGTTTTTTGCAATAGTAATGGCATCTAGTATCATATCAAGGATGTCTCCCTTTTCAATTCCTCTATCTACCAAGGCTTTTTGTATTTCTTTATCTAGCATCTTCTGTATCTTCTCCGATTTAAACAATCTTTTAGCAGTTAGGTCTGGTCTTTCCTGATTTTTACGATAAACCTTACCTATTAACTCCCAATCTATAGGTTGCCCATTCAACATCATCTCCGCATAGACCTTTACAGCGTTCTTTGTGCGTGTTTTCTTGGCTTCCATCTCATCCCATGAGCGAGTACCTATCTGACTATATTCTCCAGTATCCCTATGAGGCTCATAACGTAGCCTAGAATCGCCTATCCACTGTCTTCCATATGGGAATGTCACTTGAGCAATATCTTTGTATTTACGGACATATATACACTCTGCAACATATCCATCATCTGATAGACCAAACTGACCTTCCCCGCATTCCCTCCAAGGACTATATTTTATTTCTCTATCGTCTGCTTCCTCTTGGGTATAAACGGGGTAAGTAACAGTTTGATAATCGTTTTTTTTAAATTTTCTTGTTATGTATTCCATACTTATATATCTATCCAGTATATCTATGTACTAGTACATCTACTTATAAGTATATATATATATATATATATTATATATATAAGTAATCCATGCGTTAGTCATAGCTAATATGCCCTATATATTCAAAATTGGGTATTTCTGTCCAATGTATCGTATCCATCTGTTTAGCGGCAATCTGTTCTTCAGCGTTTAAAATAGCAACGATCTTCATAGCGGACTCAGCATCTGCAAATTCATCATAAAACATAGTTTGAAGATAAGTGCGCAGTATTTGTGAAATCTACGAAACAAAAAAATCTTGAAAATTAGGTGTAGAATGCGTGTGGGTGATATATCCGTTCCCTACCCCCTTCGATACTTGGTTACCCAAGTGTTTTTTCGTTGAAAAAAGGTGTAACCAACTATCTCAGCCCTTGCTGATAATAGTACAACTAATCAAACAATAACAAATAAACAAAGGAGAGTCATATGAACGACTTATTTAAATTCGAATACTATAGTGATAAGGTAGAGCGCAACCCTAAGACCAACAGAGATGAGGTTAAAGGATTCACTCAGATAAGCCAACCGAAGAAGTGGTCATTGCTATCTAAGAGAGAAAAGGCTGATATCATCTTAAAGGCTGATAGGATATGTGCATGGCAATTACCATTAGACCAAGCCAATAGTCTAAAGTCACAAATGGAACAGTTTGCTAATGCTGTTGGGTTTCAAGGCGAGACTCGTGAACCAAAGGAATCACCTACTAAGCCAGGTACCTATGGTATATCTGTGAACAAACGTCCTAGTGCGTTCCAATCGATGTCTGAAGTACTCAACGATTTGCAAGATGATGAATTGCTTGAGATGTTAGCCATGGGTAACAGGTAAGCATAGTTCCATAGGGTAGTCATTAGTGGCTACCCTTTTAAATCCCTGCTTAAAAAAAACACACTTTTTAAAAAACACACACAAAAAAGGAAATAATCATGAATAAAATAGTATCATTATTCAAGTACAATAAAGACTGGTATCATTTTTTAACGGAGAACAATAGTATTGTAGAAGTCCGTAACGACAAGTCTATGACTCCACTTTTAGCATTCAAAAGGGCACAGAGGAAAACCTTATGCTAGAAGATATTTTTATGACATTCCTCTTATGGCTAGTTCTGTTTACTATTTGGTATTACGGATACATAACAGACTAGTTTATACCAAGGGCAATCACTGGACTTCGCAGTTGTGGTTGCCCATTTATTTCATCACAGATGTACGAAAGATTGTTAACTATATACATCGTGATAAAAAAAGAACATTGGTGAGAAGCGTATAAATGTACAGCATCAGAGCATTTTTACATCATTCAAACCTTAAATACCTATCTGGATGTAGGTAGCCAATGTTCTTTTAAATATTAGCCTATCATATCTCCTGCGACTAATCGTGTCAAAGTTTTAACTCGGAAGAATTATTAGCGTATACAGTTAAGATTAAATGATAGGCTAAAATTTTACTGTAAAAAACCAGACTCTATGTAAACTCGAGTTGATACCCACACTATAACGTTCATGTGTTATGGGAGAGTCTGGTAAATGTTAGCTAACGGGATGAGTTTACGAGATTAAAACTCGTGGTTTGATTTAGCAGAGCTTATCAAATAGATCAAATAAGTTATTAAGTCCGTTCGTGCGTAACTGTAAAACTCATCCCTTAAATTTAATAAAGGAGAATAAATAATGATACAATTTACTTGTATAGAATGTGAACATAAATACACTAAAAATACTGGAGTACCTGAAGAAAGAATGTGTAATAAATGTTTGCGAGAAGATGCTCACCCAGGGATAGACCCTCACATAGCATCACAAATAGATTCACATTGTAATGATTTACCATGGAAATAAAAAAAAGGAAAATAATGAATAAAGTAAACCTTAGTGACATTGTTACAAAAAGCAATGTTCGTAAAACAGTAAATACAAAGTCTGATAAATGGGCTCCATTTGTAGAGAACATTAAAACTCATGGACTAATTCAACCAATCGTATGTTATGAAGACAATGGCAAATATGTTGTTATTGCTGGACATAGACGATTAAAAGCAGTTCAAGAGTTAGACTTTAAAAATGTAGATATAGTTGTAAGAAATCAACCTAATGGTGATTTAAAAGCAGTACAAGTCTCAGAAAACTTATTTCGTGAGGATTTAACTGACTATGAAGAAGTAATGGCGTTTAAACAAATGATTAATGGCGAAAGTACTATTCAAGAAGTCGCTGATAAATATGGCTGCAGTTATAGTTATGTCAGAAAAAGACTGCAACTAGCTAACCTTTTACCTATGTTTTTAAAAGCATCAGTCTTTGATGATGAAGAACTTGAAGAGTTGGAAGAGTTATCTACTTTTCATCCTACTAGACAAAAAGAAGCTTATGCTTTTGTAAAAGGTAAGTCTAAAAAGTCTGATAAAGAGTTTATTGAAACTGAACATTGGACTCGTTCTATGGTCAGATACCTATCAAATGGTATTGATTATAAAACTATGATAGAACTTGTAGGTGATGAAGACAGATATACTCATTTAAAAAGACAATTTAAATATAAATCTCATAGATCACTTGGATTGTTTGATGAAATACTACAAGATGAGATTGTAACTGATGCTGATTTTATTAAATACTGCGCTGAACAAACATATCCTGAAATCTATGAAGGATTAATGTCTATTAAAGTAGATAATACACTAAATGGATGGGATGATAATTGCACTAAAGTAGATATTATTTCTTTAAAAATGTTTGAAGAACAAAAAGTAGATATAACGAAAACAATCGTTTCTGCTAAGATGGAAAACTTTCCATTTGAATTTATTCTTAAAACAAAACCAATGAAAAAAAGTTCTGATGGTACAACATCTTTAGAACCTATTGAACGTGGTAAATACTATGGTCAAACTAAAAAGTTTGCTAAAGCTACTATACCTCAGTATATAGAATACCTAAAATCAATAACTCATGGCAATTTGTATATGGGTGATACATCAGAAAAGGTATTTAATTTTATTGGTAAGCAAGGTGCAGTCCTTAGTGAAATATCTGTAGGTTCTCATCAGTTTGGTTATAAGACTTATGAGATATTTAATTCATATCCAAAAAACCATGAAGGAGGCTTGTATAATTGGTTCCATAAAAGCGTAGAATCTAATCTTATAAATGAAACAATATATCAATGTACTATCAATAACTTAAACAAGTTTGCTAAGTTAGTTGATGCTGATAATTATAAGACTTGGTTTCTAAGTACTTGGTCAAATAAAGCAACTTCTGAAGATTTCCGCAGAGATGTCTGGAATTGTTTTAATACTAAGAATCTAGCAAAAATAACGACAGGTAAAAAATCTGTAATTGTAGAATATGCTACTGTTCAAAATAGTCCATTTTGCTTTAAGGATATATTTACATCCAATGAAAATGAATGGAAAGATCTATCTTGCAAGTTTAATTACTTAGAGAGAGACCTTATTTATAAATAAAGTATGTG